TAATGAAAAGACTTCCAGATAAATCAATTGATATGATTTTGTGCGACCTCCCATACGGAACCACTAGTTGTGCGTGGGACGCTGTGATTCCGTTTGAACCTTTGTGGACGCAATATGCCCGTGTTATCAAAGACAAGTGCGCAATTGTGCTTACTGCCAGTCAGCCATTTACGAGTGCTCTTGTGATGAGCAACCCGGCATGGTTCAAGTGCGAATGGATATGGAAGAAAAACGCAGGAAGTAATTTCGGAACAGTTAAGTACCAGCCAATGAAAGAACACGAAAGCGTTTTGGTCTTTGGAAACGGAACGGTGCGGTATTTTCCACAAATGCAAGAACGCGCCGCGAGTGGCAAATCTCGTGTTAAGACGGTTGTGAATTACAACACATCTGCTGAAGTTTATGGCGGAAAGCAAATGAAGCAAGACAACAATCTGCGTCCTGAATTGCGTTTTCCGTCCTCTGTCCAAAATTTTAACCGTGAACGGGGACTACACCCCACACAAAAACCAGTCGCTCTTTTTGAATACCTAATCCATACCTATTCCGACAAAGGTGATGTGGTGCTCGATAATTGTATTGGTTCCGGAACGACTGCGATTGCTTGTTTGAATACCAACCGCAAATGTATTGGAATGGAACTTAACTCAGAATATTATGCGGCAGCAGTGAAGCGAGTAAAAGAATGCGAATCATCAAGCCTCTGGTAATCATGGAAGACGCTATCGACGGAAAAGCGATGGCACAGAAAATCGAATACTTCACCCGCAAGTGCTACAAGTCCGAAGCGGATTTACGACGGACTCGCAGCAGAACTTGAATACGCGGATTGGAAAAAGTGAGGCTTACTTATGTCCAGTGTGGGCGCCGCCGTGTCCTGCGTGACCACCAGAACCCGTATCTTGCTGTTTCTGACCCGATACTTTCTTTAGTGCAGCTTGATACGTCTTTATCTTGTTCTGCCAGTGTTTGACAGTGTAGTCGTCGCCGCGTTTCTGGGCAATGTCGATTCGTTCTTGTGCCGCGGCAATCGCTTTTTTCATCGTGTTCATCTGTCCGCGATAGTGTGAGGCAAGCTGTCGCTTGTCAAATGCGTCGTCTTCCGCGATGAACTCTTTGAATGTTTTCATGGTTACTATATTTAGAAAGCTCAAATAATGCGCATTATCAAACCTCTTGTGATTGTGGAAGACGCTATCGACGGAAAAGCGATGGCACAGAAAATCGAATATTTCACCCGTAAGTGCTACAAGTCCGAAGGAAAGATGACGCCGGATTCGTATGACGCGTTCGTGCGGAGAGTGTTCCGGACGATGAAACACGAAGGCATCATCGAACATCGCTGGTTCAGCGTAACGATGATTACGGACCGCGGGGTGTCGCATGAGCATGTGCGCCATAGAATGGCAAGCTACTTGCAGGAATCTACGCGTTACTGCGACTACTCTGGAAAGGGCGTCACGTTCATTCTGCCGCCGTGGATTACTCCGGAGCATCCAGATTACGCGCTGTTCCTGAATGACTGCCATTTGGCGGAGCGCACCTACAACTGGTGGCGTACTCAGCGTGATTGGACTCCGCAGCAAGCCCGCTATTATCTTCCGAACGGCATTAAGACGGAATACGCATGCACGATGAACCTTGGAAGTTGGTATAACTTCTTTCGGAAACGTGTTGCGTCACAGGCGCACCCACAGATGCGTCAGCTTGCGATTCCGCTGTTGCAATACGTGCAACAGCGTCTTCCGATGATTTTTGATGATATTGAAATTCCGTTTTATGACTTTGAACTTGCACGCGTCGTAGAGAACTTTGGTGTTGACCCGGTTGACTTCGAAGAAGTGTATAGCGGGTGATTTGAGGGTCAAATGCGTTGATAGTGGCTAAAACTACGGACCGCTACATACGAACGTCAGACCAAATCTTTGAACGACAGGAGTTACCCGGCGCATGCAGTATTCATCGGAAATGAATCCACTAGCCAAGAATATTCTCAGTCAAAAATATAGTCATGAGTTAAGTGATGGACGTAAAGAAAGTTGGGAAGACGTAGCGCAGCGCGTCGTTTCGAACGTCATGAAGCCCGTAGGAGCTAAGCGGGCGATTCAGCAAGAACTCATCGACCTCATTTCATCTCGTAAATTCATGCCGGGTGGTCGCTATCTTGCGGCATCCGGACGACAGTTTCATCAAGTTCAAAACTGCTTGTTGCTTCGCGCACTCGATTCGCGTGAAGGATGGGCAGAATTGTGCCACAACGTCGCAATGGCACTTATGACCGGAGCGGGCATCGGAGTCGATTATTCCGAAATCCGACCCGAAGGACGCGCCGTCCGGAAGACAGGCGGAGTCGCGACGGGCCCGATTGCGTTGATGCAGATGGTCAACGAAATTGGACGTGGAATCGTGCAGGGCGGAAATCGCCGTGCTGCGATTTGGGCAGGACTCAAGTGGTCCCATCAAGACGTGTTGAAGTTTATTGAAGCTAAGAATTGGATTCGGGAAGTTCGCGATTTGAAAGCGCGGGATTTTAACTTTCCGGCTACGTTGGATATGACGAATATCTCTGTTCAACTAGACGATGAATTCTTCAAGGCGTTCAACAACGAAAAGCATTCAAAGCACGCATGGGCACAGAGCGTCTACTGGGCAACCGTGCGACAGATGTTGAAGACGGGAGAACCGGGATTCTCCGTGGATACGGGCGCGAACGCAGCGGAGACATTGCGGAACGCTCCGGTTTGCGCAGAGACGCACGTGTTGACGAAGATGGGGTATTGCCCTGTTGAAAAACTGGTGGGTCGACCAGTGACAATTTGGACCGGCAAACAGTGGGCGGAAAATGTCGTCTTCAAACAAACTGGTAGAAATGTTCCGGTCGTTTCTGTTCGTATGACCGGAAATCGTGTGATTCGATGTGACCCGTCACACCCATTTCTTGTAGAACGACATCAAGGAAGGGGAAAACGGCGTCATTTGGTTTCAATCGACCGCGTAATGGCCGAGCACCTTCAGCCCGGCGACCAAATTCACGTATCTTTACGTCCTGTTTTGTTGGACACAGAATTACAGACGGAAGCCTATACGTTAGGTTATATGTATGGAGACGGAACATTTTCTGAATCCCGCCGCGGTGGCCGCGCCAGAGCAGAGATTACGTTCTGTGCAAAGGATTCTAAACAATGTGCGTCGGTTGCCGCGAGAAGTGATTTATTATCATCTCTGACGCCTGTAGATGGTCGCGGGTATACTCGATTGTATTTCCGAACAGATGAAATATTTTCGGGACGCAAGAAATCGATATTTCCGACAGAGGTGTTTTCGTGGAACCTTAACGACCAAGTGTCTTTCTTGGCCGGTTTATTCGACGCGGACGGGAACCATGAACCGCATCAGATGCGATATCGTTTGTCGTCGGTGCATTATCAGTTCTTACGAGGCGTTTCGCGGATGTTAGAACAATTGGGTATTTTGTCTCATATTTCGGGCGGAAAAACGAAAGGTTCCTATGGCATCAATGCGTCCTGGCAACTTGTCGTGGCATCCGAATACAATGATGATTTTGCCCGATTGATTCCCACACAACGGTTGCCGCGAGACGTTGGGGATTACCAATCTTATAGGCCGTCTTCCGTTAAAGTGGTTTCTGTTGTTCCGGACGGAACGGCGGACGTATTTTGCGCGGACGTGAAGGTGCCTGAGCATTCCTTTATGGCGGAAGGTGTGATTGTTTCCAATTGCACGGAAGTCACCAGCGCAGACGATTCCGACATTTGTAATCTTGGCAGCATCAATATGGCGCGCATCGAATCGCTGGACGAAATGAAGCGTGCCGTGGAGCTAGGGACACTGTTCCTGCTGGCGGGAACTGTCTATAGCGATGTTCCGTATGCGAAAGTCGACCAGATTCGTTCGAAGAATCGTAGACTCGGACTCGGATTACTCGGCATTCATGAATGGCTGCTTGTCAACGGCAAGAGCTACGGTCCGGATGTTGAACTCGACAAGTATCTGAGCATCTACGCGACTTCGGGCGATTACGCGAAAATTTGGGCGGACAAGTGGGAACTAAGCGTTCCAGTGAAGACGCGGGCGATTGCGCCGACTGGAACAATTGGAATTGTCGCTGAGACGACCACAGGCATCGAACCGATTTTCTGCGCAGCCTACAAGCGTCGTTATCTGAAGGGTAAAGAGTGGAACTATCAGTATGTGCTCGACCCGACGGCGCAACGTTTGATTCAGCACGGTGACATTTCTCCGGACGCGATTGAAGATGCGTATTCGCTTGCAGAAAACGTCGAACGTCGCGTTCAGTTCCAAGCACACGTGCAGAAATTCGTTGACCATGGAATTTCATCAACCATCAACCTTCCCGCATGGGGCAGTGAACTCAACAACGATAGTATGGTACGCAATTTCGGGAACATGCTGATTCAGTATCTCCCGATTCTTCGTGGCATCACGTGTTATCCAGATGGAGCGCGTGGTGGACAACCGCTAACTCCCGTCAAATACAAGACCGCCGAAAAACATATCGGAGAGGTTTTCATTGAAGCGACGGATGTTTGCGATTTGACGCGGGGAGGTTCATGCGGGTCTTAGAGTCCTATATAGACTCAGGAGACCTCGCGCATGGCACACAAACACACAACGGATTGTTCGGAATGTGAAGCAAGTTTTAGCGTCACAACGGACTCTCCGGAGTCGGTTCAGTTCTGCCCGTTCTGCGGCGCCGGCGTTTTGTCGCCGTATGACGATGAGGATGACGAAGAACTGTTGAATCCGGATTGGGATGAGGAATTCGATGACGACGGAACTAGTGACTAAACGAGTCGGCATCGACTACTCAATGACCTGCCCGGCGGCATGCGCATATGGAAGTGACGGAGTTTACTTCTGGTATGCGCATGCTACCAAACTTCCCGACCTTACCAACGTCGAACATCATCAAATCGGAGACGGAGCGTGGACAGTAGAGCGCGCCGTTGACATCGGCTATTTTCTTCGCGATTGGATTATCGACGCGTTTGCATATTGCACGGTTCCCCCTGTGGCGATTGAGGATTACGCTTACGCTGCAACGGGACGCGTTTTCAACATTGGAGAAAATACAGGGATTCTGAAAGCCCTGTTGTATCGCGACGGCATTAAGTTCGACGCGATACCGCCTACCGTTATCAAGAAATTTGCGACAGGAAAAGGGAATGCAGACAAGCACAAAATGACGATGGCATTCTTAGAAGCTTATTCTGCCGCCAAAGAATGGGTTCCGGCATTCTTCCCCCGACTGAAAGATGACGGTTCCCCCGCCAAATCCCCACTGGCAGACTTAGCAGACGCATACTGGATTGCGCGGTATAGTTACGAAAAGAACGCTTGACTTTCTTTTGGTAACCTGCTAATATAATAGCTCAACCAAACGTAAAGTGCTAGAATAATTGCACTTTCGAACAAAGGAGACGATACCCGAATGCGGTTCTTCACGCGTTGCGTCGTTGTATTGTCTGCTTTGCTATTTCTGGTAGCAGCAACGAATGTCGAAGCAGCGAAGAAGTCCAGAAAAGTGAAGCGGGCAACCGTTCAGCAGGTCGCGGAACCACCGCTGCCGCACTATAGACTTGATGCGAGTGGCAAACTTGTTCCTGATTTGCGTGCTGCGGCTGCAATCATCTTCGATATCGACACACGTGAAATTGTGTGGTCGGAGAATGCAGATACGCAGCGTTCAATAGCTAGTATCACAAAGTTGATGACGGCACTCGTTGCATTCGAAGACGATTTGCTGTTTACGATGCCGGTGACTATCACCAAGAAAGACGTGTTTCGTGCGTCAACTACACACCTTCGTGCCGGCGACAGAGTGTCGGTTGAAGACCTGTTGCATCTGACGCTCATTGCATCCGACAACGTGGCTGCGCGTGCTCTGGCCCGCGTATCGTCTTATGGTGCTGCGTTCGTGGACAGGATGAACGTTCGTGCCCGGGAGATGGGATTGACGAAGACAACGTTTGCGGACCCTGCTGGTTTGTTGTCTTCGAACAAATCCTCAGCATTCGACGTGGCACGATTGCTGACGTATATCACGAATAATGAATATCTCGCCCGAATTATGTCTTTTGAGGGATATTCGGTATTCACGTCCCGTCGCAACATTGCCATTAAGAACACAAATCGTCTGATTGCAAATCCTGACATGGATGTGCTGTCTGGAAAGACGGGATACACGCGTTCATCGGGATTCTGCCTCGCGACTGTTGTGCGAGTGAAGGATAGACGTTTGGCAATCGTTGTGCTTGGTGCGCGGACAAATAAAGCCCGCTTTAACGAAGCCGAGAATCTTGTTCGATGGCTCACACACGATGACGTGCCGATTGCAACGGAAGCACCAACATGTGGTCCTTATCCACAGTCTGTGAGTGATGCAGGAGTGTTGCTCATCAAGGACTTGGAATCCTTCAGGGCAACCCCATATCGCGATGCGGGTGGATATGCTGTTGGATATGGTGCGCACAAATGGAAGGGACGCAAAGTCACGCGGAATTGGCCGCGGCGCGTCACGGAAGAGCAGGCGCACACGGAACTGATGCGTCAGCTTGATTTTTACGGGGCGGTTGTGCAGGGAAGCGTATGCGCTCAACTGTCGCAATCTGCGTATGACGGATTGGTGAGCCTTGCATACAATCTGGGTCGCGTGAACACGCGTATCGTAGAGAAGGTCGAACGTGCTCGGCCGGTGACGTTGCAGGATTTCTTGACGACTGCCACCGTGAATGGTCGCGCCCATTGGGTGCTTGAAGCCCGACGTTTGAAGGAATTCGCGTTGTTTGCCGGAGACACGGTCACGGCGCTAAATACCGCTGTCCGCAGTCGGATGGATGTCTTTCAGCTTTACAGAGCACTCCGAAATGTTCGGGTTTCACTCAACTAGATAAATACACCCAATGGGTAAGGGGCGTGCTATGGAGAATGGTCCGTGTCGAACGAGCTATACTGTTTCTCATTGCGCGCCCGCGATATCTTCTATCGCTGGGCGCTTTCATGGCTCCGTGAATACGCCGCACAAACACCGCTTCCGCGCACAATCTGGCCGGATGTAACTGGAAATCAACGGACGCTGCTACGGCGCGTTCGTCTTGTCTGCGTGCTCATTCAAATCACGTTTCAGGACATCTTGAAACGGAATCCTACTACGGAAGAATGGGCGGAATTCTTCAAACGCTACGTGTCTGAGCGGTTGTGCAGCCGCACACTTCGCGCCGAAATCGCGAAGCTGTCAGCAGAACCAAAAATGGACCCGTGGGAACGCGTGTTGAAATCTGTCTCCGGAGACGAAAACGCAGCGTTGATGTTCTATGAATCTGAGGTTGCCGCTGTATTTCGTCTGGAAGTTACCAGTGAAATCCCCGTAAGTCCTACCAAACAAAGCATTTGGCGGCGTCTCAAATTTCGCTTGACAAACTTGTGGTAACCTGATAGAATTGGGTTCGTCATGAAGCTGTGGACGTTTCGTTTGTTGGACTTGGTAAGCGCGTGGAGCGCATTTTGAAGCCTGCGGGATATCGACTTTCCGGATTTGACCCGGGGTTCCTGTTCGTGACGGACCGAGCAACTACGCCGTATGACCATTCGCTGGACATGTCCGTAGTGGTGGCACAGTTGCTTGTGAACGCGGTAAAGAACGCGAAGTCGCGGAAAATGTGACAGATACTATATATACCAAAAGATTCCTGTTGACATTCTCTGGTGTTTCTGCTACCATTCTTAAATCAAATGAATTACATGGGCGCGTAATATAACGGGAATATGCCTGCCTTGCACGCAGGTCATGAGAGTTCGATTCTCTCCGTGTCCACCAAAGTTTTCCGCCCTAAGCAAGCGGAGAAGAAAGCTGATGATACTGGTCAAGAGGTCTGACGCTTTCAAAATCAGCTACTCTTGACAAGTGGAGTCGCGTTGCGGCCGCATTATTACGGGCGGCAAGGACAACCTAAACGTGACGCGACACTGCGAATTGCTCTATAGCGGAGACTGAAGGCCTCACAATTAAGACGTGCTGATTCACGCTAAGGTCAGCTAGTCAGGGATTGCGTAAAGGGCAAACAAAGCCGTAGACTCAACGTAGAGTCGGCACGCGACATGTCGTTAGGGAGTTTACCAGCCGCGGCAAGCGCCTTGGCCTCCCGTCTTAAATATTTCCGGATGCTCAATTGCCAGTCTGACGCTCCGCGGATTTAATGACTGGCCGCACACTCCTTGTCGCGATAAGAGCTACCTTCTGGACGAAAGCGTAGTTGATAGCAAGGAGAATCGTCCTGAGTTTTATTATGGCGAACATCTTTGTCGTCTCTGATACGCACTTCAATCATGAGAGTATCATTCATTTCAAGCGCCCGGACGGCACACCGATGCGTCCGTTCGCAAACAAGGAAGAGATGAATGACTTCATGGTTCAGGAGTGGAACAAAGTCGTTCGCCCGTCCGACAAGGTTTATCACCTTGGAGACGTTGCGCAGAAGCGCAAGGATATTGCGGAGTTTGTTGGACGCTGTAATGGGCACAAGCGGCTTGTTCGCGGGAACCACGATATCTACAAGACGAAAGACTATCTTGCAGTGTTCGAAGAGATTTACGGCGTGCGTGTGTTTGATGATTTGCTGTTCTCGCACATTCCGGTGCATCCGGACAGCATCAAGCCCCGCTGGGTGAACGTCCACGGGCACGTTCACGCGAACGCTCCGATGGACGCAATGAAGCCAAAGTATCTCAACGTCTGCGTGGAGCACACAGAATATCGTCCACTTGCCGTTGAGGAAGTGCGACAGATTATTAGGAGTTGGTAATGCTCGGCCCCGAACCGAGAGAGTGCAGGTTCAAATCCTGCCGGGAACACCAAGATTGCTCCTGTCGTTCAACGGACTAGGATTCCGGTCTACGAAACCGGCGACAATGGTTCGAATCCATTCGGGAGCACCAAATAGGACGATAGCTCAAAGGTAGAGCACTCGCTTGATAGGCGATAGGTTGTAGGTTCAAGTCCTACTCGTCCTACCAGATTGTGAGGTAGTCCGTAGCTGGTACCGGGCACGACTGTTAATCGTGTGCGAAAGCCGTCGCAGGTTCGAATCCTGCCCTCACAGTTCGTTGAAACTCCGAATCGAATAAATATGGTTCGGAGTTTCAACCTTGCTTTTCACGGTCTACAAGACTACTAATATCAAAAACGGTAGATATTATATTGGCGTGCATCAGACTACAGACTTGGGAGATGGCTATCTAGGTTCGGGAACAGTTCTTCGGAAAGCCATTAAGAAGTATGGGGCGGATTTCTTTCGCAAAGAAATTTTGTATGTATTTGACAACGCCGAAGAGATGTTTGCGAAAGAACAAGAGTTAGTAACAGAGGATGTAATTTCCGACCCCATGTCTTATAACCTCGATTGCGGTGGCAAAGGTGGTTGGGATTTTGTCAATCGGAGTGGAAGAAATCTCTACGGGCAAAACTTAGAAAACCTTGCCGCGGCTCGTCATAAAGGTGCTGCTGCATTACTCAAATTAAGGCAAAATGCCGCGTATGACGAGCAATACCGCAAACGCGTGTCATCGGGAGTCGCTGAACACTATAGGAAGCATGGTTCGGTATGGTTAGGGCGAATACACAAAGAGGCAACGAAAGTCAAAATCGGCCAAGCCAATTCTGTTGCGCAGAAGGGTGAACGCAATAGCCAATTCGGGACATGTTGGATTCATCGGAACGGAAAGAATAAGAAGGTCCCTAAAGGTGAATTACCCGTTTATATCGAACAGGGATGGACAGCAGGAAGAAAATTAAAGCGTATTACTGAGTGCTTAAATACTGCCTTGATTCAGGTGAAACGAGTACCCTGAAGAACCGTCCTACCGCACGTAATTGACAGACCTGAAGGTGCGGCTCAGTAGAACAGGAGAATGCAAATGAATCAGGAGGTAGCCATGACTGTTTAGCCTAAGGAGGTGATAACAGCATGGCGAAAAAGATTCTCGCAGTCCGTTTCGACAAGACCGACAAATCCAACATTCGCGGAAAAGTCGGACACACTCGGACGGGCGCGTGCACCAGCCGAGGCAAGTGCTATCACGGTTGGAAGCCACGTAACAAATAACCAAACGTGGGTGATGCTGAGATAACGCTAACGGGACGGAACATCCCTGAATATTCAGTCGGGTCCGTCCCTACCCACAATCCGGATGTAGCAAACGTGGTCAATGCAGCGGTCTGAAGAACCGACGATATTGGTTCGATTCCAGTCATCCGGGCCATTCAATCAAGAAAAAACGCTCAGTGCGTTAGGAGTAAGACATCATGTTCGTATCAGTTTCGGATGGTCGGAAGTTCAAGGTTCAGTTCGTTCACAGTTCACACGATGGCAAGCGTGCAGTCGCTTCGCCGGGAGGTCTGCGCCAGTTCGTGGACAATCTCGCAGCAAGCTTGAATCGTCGCGTGTCGTTCTGTGAGATTTCGGAAATCGATACGAAAGTGGTCAACGGGGAGCCGGTGACGGGATTCGTTGCGCTGTCGCAGGGATTCGCACTGTGCCATCACAAGGACCAGTTCAACAAGCGCACGGGTCGCGCATATTGCCTTGACCGCGCCCTTTTGAATTCCGGACTGAGTTATTTGGCGCAGGACGAGATTTGGGATGCGTTGTTTGGTAACCAGGTGCCTCGTCCGTGTGAATTCTACTGAATTCCAATTTCGTGCAAATCGTCTAGGACCCGCAGACGTTAAAGAGACGTGGGGAGGCGGTGGAAGCCCGCCAGCCATTTTGGGAGGCGTGGACGGGTAGGCAGCGTCACTGGTCTTGAAAACCAGCGCCCTATAAAAGGGGATGGGAGTTCGATTCTCTCCGCCTCCGCCATTTAATACGGTTCAATTGTAGAAAAGATTTTGAATGCGGGATGCGTTTTGACTATTTCTGTGATTTGCGCATTAGACATGAAGGCATAATCACCTTCGACGCTGAATGACGAAATGCTGACACGCACGGATTTGTCGGTTGCTGGATAAAGATACAAGGGAATTCGAATTCGTCCGGCCGGTATTTCGTGCCGCACATCCCGGTGTTCCGCAGCATCACGATTCCATACATAGAGGTCTTTGTCAACAATCCATGCGGCTAGCTGATTTCCACCGGTGCGCCGGATTTCTTGGATTTCAGAATGCGATGGGTTTTTGTAGATTTCGACGTATTCGCCATAGTTGCCTTTGGCACCTTTGAAGAAATGTTCGCGGATGAATTGTTGAAACGTCTTCATGTTCGTATTTATCGGACGGTGGCGGAACGGCAGACGCGCCAGCTTGAGGGGCTGGTGGTTGACAGCCATGAGAGTTCAAATCTCTCCCGTCCGACCAATATCGCTGAGTTAAACGTCTCAGCAACGGGGTGGGGAAGATGCGGGTTCGATTCCCGCTAAGGATTGGGCAAACGGAAACAATTAGCGACACCCATGCAGTTGAGATTCATTCCGGATAGAGTCTCCTGCCGAGCAAATGGTCAACATCCTACGCCGCGCAGCGTAGTACCAGCGACACTCGTATCGTAATAGCTCAACGGCAGAGCATCCCCGTTTTTTTTTTATGATGAAATTTCTGGAACTTGCGTCTCTCATCTATCTGAGTTACACGATTGTGGCACTGAACACCATCGCTATCTCAAAGATGAAATACGTCCCAACGATTGTGAGTTCGATTCTCTTCATGGTCGTCAACTTCTTTCTCATTAAGAAAGTGGCAGACGCCGAAACTGTTGGAGAGTTTATCGGATACCTCGTCGGAGGCGTCTCCGGAGACGTGACGGGAATCTTCATTAGTCAGCGGTATGAAGCCATTTGGAAGTGGCTGAAGAATTATGTTGGCATTGGCCGAGCGGTATAGGCAGCGGACTGTGACTCCGTTCAGGTGGGTTCGACCCCCACATGTCAACCCAGTTTGGAGAGTTGGTAGAGTCAGGCTTATTACATCCGGTTGCTAACCGGAAGGGTGCGTCAAAACGTGCTCCGCAGGTTCAAATCCTGCACTCTCCGCCATTTTGTAGGAGTGGTCATGTTTCAGGAATTCGCAAAGATTGCTCGTTTGAATCGTGAAATCATCATTACGGAAAAAATCGACGGTACCAACGCGCAGGTATTCATCGTGGACGGGAACGACGTTACTGAGGATGTCATCGGCCTTCCGTTTGTTGCGCAAGTAGATGGATTCTTGGTCGCGGCCGGTTCGCGGACCCGCTGGATTACGCCACAGCAGGACAACCACGGATTTGCTAAGTGGGTGCAGGACCACGCGCACGAATTGATTCAGCTTGGACCCGGACGACACTTCGGAGAATGGTGGGGACCGGGGATTCAGCGTGGATACGGACAGCGCGAAAAGCGTTTCTCATTGTTCAACACGTCACGTTGGTTGGACTCTCACGAGACACAGACCATGGTTATTCCGGAGAAAGCAACGCTTGCACCACAGTGCTGCTACGTCGTTCCTGTGCTTTATCGTGGACTGTTCGGAACAGCGGAAAGTGGTTTGACAAGTGCCGTCAGCACGTGTCTGGAACGTCTGTGGACGTTTGGTTCCGTTGCGTCTCCGGGGTTCATGCGTCCGGAAGGACTGGTAGTTTACCACACGGCGGCAAACATCTTCTTCAAGGTGACGCTCGAAAAAGATGAAGTGCCAAAATCACTCGCAAAATAGTCGTTGACTTTTTGTGGTGTTTGTGAGAAAATAATAGAATGAAATGCTGGCAATGCGGCGGCGAAGTCGTGAAAGTCGGACCGGTGCAGAAAACCCGATTGCCCGGTGCTCCATACGTGCAGGACGAGAAGTGCTCGTCATGTGGATTGAAGTATTGGAGCCGCGTTGACGAGCACGGTAATCCTGACCCGTGGAAAATTCAAAACGGAAAGTAGCGCAGTCTGGTCAGCGCACTTGTTTCGGGAACAAGGGGTCGTGGGTTCGAATCCCACCTTTCCGACCAATTTGAATCCATGATTTGCCCTATTTGTAAACAGGAAATCAAAGACGTTTCATCAGCAACGCCGGAATTGGCGATGTTCCAGCATTTGCTTTGGATTCATAACATCGTGCACCGTGGAAGTGGACTGCATAGAGAGAACCAGTCCCGGGCCCGGGCGTCGTCGTCGTAAGACCGCGGGGATGACGACATAATCCCCATCACATCGGGACGTAGCGTAGAGGTCACGCACTCGCTTTGGGAGCGAGGTCACGCTGGTTCGAATCCAGCCGTCCCGACCATTTTAACGCGGACAATAGACAATGAATACGAGTGACAACGATAAGAAAGTTGAATACGAAATCATCGGGGAAAACAACACACAGCCGGTGGCGCCGCAGAAAACGCTTGCGGACTACATTTCTGACCCAGAAGCCGTCAAAAAGATGGGTGCTCAGTTGTTTTATCTTCAAAAGTTGATGGTTCAAAATCGACGTAAGAAAGAAAATGCGCGGGACCTCGCAGGACGTGTGCGCCGCCGGCGGACGAAGGAAAAACTCGCGAAGAAGTCGCGTAAACGAAATCGTCGCAAATAACTGGCATAAATACCGGGCACCATGGCGCACCCATATTGCCCAAATTCAGTTTGTAGTTTTTACGGTGTAGAGTTAACCAATCCCGAGAAGCAAGGGAAAGACACTCGCTGCGATGAGTGTGGTTGGTATCTCTATTTAAACCAAGACATAGCATTTGTCTGGACGCTGTGTTTGTTCGCAGATGTTATGTATACCCGTTCACAAGCGGATGATGATAATCCCTTGCCGGTATGATGGAACTTGGTAGACATACCACGCTTAGAACGTGGCGCGGAAACGCGTAGGGGTTCGAATCCCTTTACCGGCACCAAATTTTCATAGAAGATACTTGGGAGCATCGAAACGAAATACCGGAGCGTGTGCGGAATGGCAAACGCCGTTGGTTTAAACCCAACCGAGCTATAAATGCTCTTGAGAGTTCGAGTCTCTCCGCTCCGACCAAGTTGTCGTGTCCGCGACAAATGCAGACTCACGGGCTTGCATAAGCGCAAGTGAGTGACGGAAAAGAGTAGCCTGAAATCGCTGTTCATGGTAGATACTGGGCTCTGCGGGGAACGATGGATAGTCGTTCAGATTCCCGCAAGGGTGGTGAGCACGTCACGCAAGTCCCGCTCCCTTTGTTGGCACCGCAGCGAACTTCGCAACGTGGGTCTGCATTCTAAGTATGTCTGAGGGATATGAACATGTTTTTAGTAATACTGTCGTTTTTACGTCGTCATAAAGCAACCATTCTTTCCCATTTGTTCACGGTGATTCTTACCGTGTTTACTACACTTGCCGTGGACAGATGGACTCATCGCGTTGACGTTGACGTAACGACGCCAACAAAAGATACTACGGTCGTCACGGTCAAAACAGACGAATTGACACCGAAAGTTATCGAAAAGATTGTTTACGTTGAAGATAAGAAAGAAATCGCCCGTCTTTTGGCCGAGAACAAAAAGCTAAAAGCCAAAGTGACGGAATTGACCGAGTCCTATGCGTCCTTGAAATCGCAGGGTGTCGGTAAGGTTGATTGGGTGTTGACGAATACGGTGCCGGAAGGATTGCGTCCTGCTGTTCCAACAGAACGAGTGACGCGCTTCAAGGATTGGCGCCTCGATTTTGTGTCGGATGGTCAGAACGCGAAATATACACTTACTCAGAAGTTTGAAATTTTGACATCTTCTGGACATGGCAAAGACGGCAAACCGTTCAGTCGCGTGAAGTTGTTTGAAGTGGGGCCCGGAAATACCCGGACTCCTGCCACGGACGTAAAAACGACTGTGGTGGTTGTAGACGAGACGCAATCGCGATGGTTCTTCAGCCCTTCAATTCAAATTGGTATTGGAATTTCGGCCGACGTGTATAAGTCAGACACCCGAACTCCCGGCGCAATTGTCGGAGTGCAGTGGCTAAAACGCGGACGAACCAAATCGGCGGAAGACTCAACGTGGTCGGTATTAACTCCTGTGGTAGTTCTCACAGACAAACAGCGGGAAATCGGTATCTTGCCGTTTTCGTTCAATACCGGCAGAATTCCATACAATCCGTTTCGCGACTTGTGGGTCTCTCCATATTTGGGAACAAACGGCGACAAGACATTCAACCGTATTGGTTTTGTCATAACGGCAACTTTCTAACCAAAAATAACGGTTGACTTTCCCCCGGCGACCTGTTATACTGCTTCTACATTATGAGATGACTAGATAAGACGGGACGCGAAATCGTTCCCGGCAGCATTATTGTCTACGGAAGACATGCGCAAATCTGATGGGTTCTGCCGTTGTAGGCGAATGGTTAAGCCACTGGACTTTCAATCCAGAGATTGCGGGTTCGACCCCCGCCAACGGTACCATTCGGGAGATTCTAAACGGAGAGACAAATACTTTCTGTTTAGAATCTCCTGTGTTGGAAAAGAAGAACCGGAGAGTGGCTGGAACGGCATACACAGTAGTTTCAAAAGCTACGGCTCTTAACGAGCATGTGGGTTCAAATCCCACCTCTCCGACCAGTGTGGCTCGTTAGACGTAACGAGAAAGGGGAACCGAAACGGTAACGCAGAGGCGTAAGCCAGTGAAGCGTCCGGAGTAGGTTGGATGATAATCCCCGTTTGTGGGTGAAATACCTATCCCCGCAGCTTAAACATGCCTTCACATCCTGATAGAGTTCGGCGGAATTACGAAGAACCAATTCTCGCGCCGTGCGACGATTGCGATAGTTCTGGTCAAGTTCCTTATGGTGACTACCTGATTACTCGCGACATGGCAATAGAAGCAGGGGATTTGTCGTTAGAAGGGATGAGCGCCGGAATCAAATACGGTCCTTGTCCTACATGCAACGGAGACGGATATCGTGTCGTTAGATAAAGCGATTCAGTACGGCAAAGAGTATCGAAAGCCGTATCGACGCAGTAAACATTTTGATGCGTCCTGCCGGAACCATGGTAGTTGTCCGCGTTGCGAAAGTAATCGCACGATTCAAGAGAAACGCGTGAAAGCGAACGACAACATTCCTTCTGGCAGAGGCGCAGGGTTGAGTCTCAAAGACCTGACGGACGATGATGCGTAAACGTGTTCTTTGTGTATGCTATGGACCAATTGCTGTCGGGAAGCAATACCGGAGTCCGTGGGAAGATGTGTGGCTGAGGTGGAAGGGGAAACCCGGACGCAAAGTGTATCGTGCATCACTGACACTGGAATGTGCCGCTGAGGTGGTTGTGGATTTGCAGATGCACGCATCAATCCGCTCCGAATCTCCGGAGATGCGTAAGGATTGGTACCAAGAAGAAGATACAGAATATCGCCGCGTGCTGCAAATACTCGAAGCGCAGCCTTACGCCGCAATTGAATGGCCGTCGGCTTCGGTGATTGTCACGAACGCCAAGGGCCTTGACCGTGATGAAGCGGAACGTATGATGGCGTGGTATCTATCTGGAACATACGGTATTGTGAATCCAAAATTCATCTGGAAGCGTCCCAAGATTTGCGTTGTCCCAACTGGCTTCGGGAACTATTCGGACAAATCTACGGAATAAAACCCACATAAATACGGACTATTTTTGACGACTTTTGCTCTAAGTAATTGCAGGAGCAAAAGTTATGTCAACACTAGTCAAGGTTATCGCAGCACCCATCACAGGAGCAATCTTCGTGATGTTTCTCCCGGCAATTGGGTTTGTGCTGCTCGGACATGCCTTTTTTCTGAGGGTACGACAGTGGTACCGCGATTGGAAGACATCGGATTCTACACGCTCAGTGACGCACGTGTGAAGCAGTCTAGCTCCACGTCACCGCTCTGGCGCTGTGAGTTAATTTTGACGGGACGATGTAACTTCAAGTGTCCGTATTGCCGACATGTCGGCGGGCGGGACTTAGAATTTGAGCAGGCCGCAGCCGTCGTGCGGGAATGGGCTGCACAGGGATTGAAGAACGTTCGTTTCTCTGGTGGGGAACCGACGTTGTGGCCGGGACTCCTAGAGCTAGTCAAGCTTGCGAAGTCTCTCGGTGTGGAGCGTATCGCCGTCAGCACGAACGGGTCGTCAGATATCTCCGTGTACCGCGACTTGCTGTCTGCGGGTGTAAACGACTTGTCCATCTCTCTTGACGCATGCTGTGCCGAAGACGGCGACAAGATGGCCGGCGGAATCAAGGGAGCATGGGACACGGTTGTTGAAAACATCCGGACGCTTTCGAAGGAAACGTATGTGACGGTCGGCGTCGTGTTGACTGAGCAGAACGTCGGTACGGTCAATGACATCATCCGCTTCGCGCATGATTTAGGAGTGGCGGACATCCGTATCATTCCTGCGGCGCAGGACGGAAACAAGCTGTGCGACGTTCACGTTGACCTTGATTTGCAGGAAGCGCATCCGATTCTCAAGTACCGGATTCGGAATCTCCGGATGGGAGCAACGGTGCGTGGAATCAACCCGTGCGATTCTAAGCGTTGTGGACTCGTTCTAGACGACATGGCAGTAATGCGCGGTAAGCACTATCCGTGCATCATCTATATGCGTGAACGTGGAAACCCAATTGGAATCGTTGGACCGAACATGCGCAAGGAACGGGAAGCATGGTCAACGAATCACGATACACATGCAGACCCGATTTGCAAGAACAATTGTTTGGATGTGTGCGTTGACTACAACCGACGTTTTGATTTGTATAAATACGGGCATGACACGAACATGCCCGACTTGTCAGAACGAGAAACCGATTGATGATTTTGCGTTTCGCAGGAAACGCAAGAAGTCCGGTGGTTGGTATGAGCCTTACCGTTTGAAGCGGTGCAAGACTTGTGAGACGAAGCGGGTTCGACAGTTTACGGAACGCAGCATCGAACGTCTCCTTCAACACAAATTCAGCATGTCTATGTCACAAGCCAAACGACACGGGCATGTAGTAACATTGACCGCCGATGATGTGTTGGAGATGTGGCAGAATCAATCGGGTCGGTGTTTTTACACAGATTACGAACTGATTGTGCAGTCTGGGCAAGGGGTGCAGCGACATTCATTGTCGTTTGACCGCATCGTGCCCGAAGACGGATATACGAAAGACAACGTAGTGCTTTGCACACGGCAAGCAAACGCAGTCAAGCAGGATTTGACGCTTGAGGAAATGCAGAAATGGTTGCCGGGTTGGTATGAAAGAATCAACAATCGCAAGGCTCAACTCTAGCCTGTTCGACGCGAGTTCGTGGCGCGCCGGCGACCCGATGGAAGTCTTCGGCGCCAGCGCGTCAGTCAAGGAGCTAGTCAAGTACAAACACGTGCTGCAACGCTATGCGGTTGGATACTGCCCGTCCGAATGCGTCCTAGCGCGTCAGAAAGTGAATCAAATAGCGGTGATGTTTTTCAAGGACGGACGCCACTTTTGGTTTCACTTGTTTCGCGACGAATTTAACGCAATCTTCGCTGGTATGGCAGAGGGGAACGATGCGCGGGACTTCTAATCCCGAATACGCTGGTTCGAATCCAGCTACCAGCCCCACAAATCCTCTAAATAAGAGAAACCCCAACAGAGGATTGTATGCGTCATCTGCTTGCTGCACTGCTTGCGTCGTTGCTGTTGTTTGCGCCCGTTGCGGCGCATGATTGGTCAAAAACACTTAAGCGAGTGCGCCCGCACGTAGCACGGCTGGAAGTCTTCAAACGGGGTTCACTCGGACAGCCCATTTGCACAGTGATTATTGTCAAAAACGCGAGTCATGGGTTGACCGCGCATCACTGTATCGAGAATTCAGAAAACCGCGATATGTTGTTGCTCGTCAATAAACATGTTGCTAAGATTGTAGCAGAAGACGCGAAGAGTGATTTGGTGTTGCTGTCGTTCGCTGCGTTGCCCGGAAAGTCGCCAATCCAGTTTGCGGACCGCGTAGATATCGGAACAGGGGCCGCGCTACTGGGTTACATGAACGGAAGCGAAAAGATGTCCGGGCACTTTGGGTTCGTTTCGATGCCAGTTCATGCGGAATTTGACAACCGTATGGCAGTAGACATGACAATGATGCCGTCAAACAGCGGCGGTCCTCTTGTCAACGAACAGGGGCATTTGATTGGACTTGCATCGTTTGTATTCGGCATGAACAATGGATTAAATCGTATGGGTTACGCTATCACACTCAAGGATATCAAACGTTTTCTGAAAAGCTAAACTTGCCGGAAATTACACACTCCGGCAAGTTGCCGATGGGTGTGTAGTTCAACGGTAGAACTGTAGACTTTTAATCTACACGATGAGAGTTCGATTCTCTCCGCACCCACCATACCTTCCTTTTAACTAAATAGAAGTGTTAAAGGGAAGTTGAATGCACACGATAGAAACAAGACAAAAAATTTCGAATGCCCTGAAAAAGTTGTATTTCGAGCAGCCACATAAGCATTCAGGGTATTTGTCAATAGAAGAACGGGAACGTCGCGAGCGAGAGTCAGAACGTCTGATTCTTTCGGCGTCCTTTGATTCGTTGTCGCTTGACAAGAAACGCAAGCGTGTTTGGTTGGAACAAGAGGGACGATGTGCTCGTTGTAAGTTATCGGAGTGGCTGGGAAGTCGGTTGATGTTAGAGTTGGACCATAAAAATGGCAACCATACCGACAACAGTAGAGGAAACATTGAGTTTCTTTGTCCAAATTGCCACTCTCAAACAGGCACATGGCGTGGCCGAAATAAAGGGCACAACGGCAATAAATCATTTCGTGGGGAAAAGAAAGTCAGTGATGATGCGATAGTTGCCGCTTTTAAGGAAACCGGTAACATTCGACAAGCACTTCTTACGGTAGGGTTAGCACCAAAGGGAAATAACTATAAGCGGTGTAAAAAACTACTTGACATTTTTGTGGTAAACTGATAGGATTATGGTTATGGAATACAAGCAGATGTCGCTTCGTGAATCGGCGAAGTTCGACTTCGAAAACAAGCTGAAGGATAAGCTGACGGGCTGGGGGAAGATTTGCAAGGACCGCTGTCGGCGTGGAGTGTCGCGACGTGTGCGCCGACTAAAGCGCGAAGGAAAGTGGCAGGAACCTGCCGAGTAATTTTCCCTGCGGGGTTAGTTTAGTGGTAGAACGAAACGTTGCCAACGTCTAGGCGCGAGTCCGATTCTCGCACTCCGCTCCATACTCCGGACTGCAAACCACAGTAAGAGTTTGCAGACCATAAGTAAGAGTATGGAAACAAAAACATGTTCGACATGCAAGCGTGAACTTCCAATAGACCAGTTCACTTTCAAAAACAAAGCTAGTGGGCGACGACGTTCATCCTGCATTGAGTGTAACAAAGCGTATTGGAAGGAATACCACATTCGCCATTACGCAGAACACAAAGCGTCATATACGCGAAGTGCTCAAAAGCGTAGAACGGCGCACCGCGATTGGATGAAAGAATTAAAAGCAACGTTGCGGTGTTCTCGTTGTCCGGAGAATGACCCTGTTTGTTTGGACTTCCATCATAGAGACCCCAAAATGAAAGATTTCAGTATCTCACAAGCGCGGCGTTTCGGGTGGAATGAAGAACGGGTATTGGCTGAAATAGAGAAGTGCGACGTGTTGTGCTCTAACTGTCATAGAAAGTTACATGCAGCGTTGGCGGAGACAGTTACGCACTTGTCTGCAAAACAAGAATGAGGTCAGTGCAAGTCTGACACGCTGCTCCAAAATGAGGAAACGAAAAGTGAGTAACGATACGATTGTGGTTCGTGCGCCGTTTGTATTTCCGTGGTTGCTGATTTTCGTGTGTGCGAAGTTTGCAGCACTCGGAACGTTTGTCACGTGGTCGTGGTGGTGGATTCTGTTCCCCCCCGTCCCCGTAATCACTGAGCTTCTGATTTTCGTGTTCAAGCAGTAACTTTTTGATACCGCTCACGGCGCCAACGTCGTCCCTTTCCACGATTGCGTGAACCGAACGTCGGAAGTTGGCTATTGCAATTCGGGCAAACGAGACGTAGATTGTCGCGTGTGTTGTTTGTCGCGTCTCCATTGACGTGGTCTAAGATAAAGGTCAATGGCTGTCCGTTCCATACATCAGCCGCACGACAAATGGCACATTGATGGGATTGTTCGTTCAGCAAATAACGCTTGATATAATGGTTTTTGCGTGTTCCTGCGTAAGCTTCCCCCGTCGTCAACCATTGTGCGATTAGCTGTTGTTGACGATGTTGGTTTTGGCAAGTGTTATTGCAGAAGTGACGATTTTCGGGCGTCCCGCAACGGACGGTTTTAGTTGTTCCGCAGGATAGACAAGTAAATGTAACTAAGTAAGACATAAGCACACCTGAACATATTTATACAACTGGTGTGCTTTGGGTGGCTCCGTAACTCAATTTTTGGTAGAGTGCCACCTTCGTAACGTGGAAGTTGAGAGTTCGACTCTCTCCGGAGCCTCCATGTTTTTTACCGTCATCGTGTTCGTCGGGACACTCCTGAATTTGTCGGGGTTGGTCTTTCATCCATATCAATGCTTTCTGGGTGATTACTGGCGTGTTGGGCACTTTGCGGCTGCGATGATGGGAATCTTTTTCTTGTTAGATAAAGTAAGAACGCGGGCATAGCCTAACGGTAAGGCATCAGCCTTCCAAGCTGACGCGAAAGCATTGCGGGTTCGAATCCCGCGGCCCGCTCCAAATCAGCTTTATCGTGAAGGGAAATCATTTTGGCCATCGTAAGTAAACGGTATACTGCACCCTTTGTAAGGCTGTATTGCGGGTTCGATTCCTGCCGATGGCTCCAATGTTTGATATGAAACCTGTGCCGGATTAGTTCAATGGTAGAATACTTGCTTGGTAAGCAAGGGACGCAGGTTCAATTCCCGCATTCGGCTCCATAATTATGACAGAAGCATAAACCAAATATAGCGGAGTGATAGACGACCGGTAAGTCATGAGGCTCATATCCTCAGGTATGCGGGTTCGACTCCCGCCTCCGCTACCAAAATTAGCGTTTGTGGAAGGTTGGCTTAGAAGCAGCCATTGGAGCAATCCAACCGCATGAAGTTCCTTTTGACTTGGTGTTCATGCGGCCTCTAAGGAGTGAATACGCGCCGGAGTGTTGGGGATGTTCTAAGCGAATCCGTGGGCAAAGATTGAATACCGCACCATTCCATAAAGTTCGATGCGCCCGTAGCTCAATTGGTAGAGGCCTCTTAAGCCGTGGGTTGAAGGTTCAAGTCCTTCCGGGCGTACCAAAAGACCTCCATCGGCAGTAGAAGCTTGAAACTTCAACTGCATTACAGGAGCGACAAATAGATGCGGGCTGCAACCCGCATCTGACAAATCGCTCGCCCTTGCAGGGGAAACCGGTGGATTTGATTTCAAAAGGATAGAGAATATGGCAGATGTTTCTAATCTTTGTGCAGACTTCGAAACGCACCACATTGATGGAATTGCCCGTGAGGGCATGACTCCTTTCTCGGCGCCGTTGATTAGCCGTATTGACGACACACTTTGGCAGGGCGGATGCATCAACGGGGTCAGTCTGGGTGGAAGATTCAAGCACGTGATTAGTTTGTATCCGTGGGAACGCTATCGCATTGATGACAAGGTCGAAAGCTTTACCGAAGTGAAGCTATATGATGGCCCTGTGGTTCCCGACGAAGAACAGCTATATCATCTTGCCCGCTGGATTAACATGTGCCGGAAGCACGGAACGACACTGGTGCATTGTCAGGCTGGACTTAATCGCTCGGCATTGCTCGCTGGACTTGCGTTGGTGCTTGAGGGAAATGACCCAGACGACGTAATCACGCAATTGCGCGCATCTCGTTGTCCTGCGGTACTGTGCAACAAGAAGTTTGAAGGTTGGCTACGAAATCAAACGAAGACTGTGGCAAGGTAGACCTGTAGAGGGCAGGGGCGGTCTGTAGAACCGTTGTCCTTCGGGGCCCCGTTAGTGCGACTCTAACCCGTGCCACCAAATTTGCGCT